TCATCGCCCGGTACGCCGCGGTACTGGACAGGCTGACCATCGATGACCTCGACGACCTCGGCCCCACCCTCGACGAGCTGCTCGCCGAGATGGACAACCCGCCGCCGCCCTGAACGCCCCACCCGCGGGCCGGGCGTCGCCAAAATCGCCGCGCTCCTCGGCCGGCCCCTGGCCCCGTGGCAGCGGGCCCTGGCCGACGTCGCCGGCGAGATCGACCCGAACACCGGCCGCCTCGCCTACCAGCGCGTCGTGGCCATCGTGCCCCGACGCGCCGGCAAAACCGTGCTGCTGTTCGCCGAGGGCCTCGACGCCGGCCGCTCCCACCGGGGCCGCAAAGCGTTCTACGCGTCGCACCGCCGGGAGACCGCGGCCGCGATGTGGCGCGATGACTGGTTCCCGTGGATCGAGGACTCCCCGCTGCGCCGCTACCTGACGGTTCGCCGGGCCAACGGCTCCGAGTCGTTCCGGTGGAAGGGCCACGGATCCACCCTCCGGCTGCTCCCACCGGACGGCAATGCCATGCGGTCCTTCGCCGCCAACCTGGCCATGATCGACGAGGCGCGAGAGTTCACCGTCGACCAGGGCGAGGACCTCGAGGCCGGCGTGTTCCCCACGATGGCCACCGGCGCCGGCGGCCAGACATGGATCACCTCGAGCGCCGGCGACGCCTCGAGCCTCTGGCTGGCGCGGTGGCGCGACATCGGCCGGGCCGCCGTCGCCGCCGACACGGGCCGGGGCACGTGCTACGTCGAGTACGGGGCGCCGTGCGACCAGGACGGCAAGCTGCTCGAGGCCGTCGACCTCGACGACGAGGCCACGTGGTGGGCCGCCCATCCCGGCCTCGGTCACCACGTGCTCCTCGACGCCCTGCGGGCCGACCACGACGTGATGCGCCCCGACACGTTCGCCATGGAGTACCTCGGGGTCTGGCCCGACACGCGCCTCGACCAGCGGCTCGTCGACGCCTGGGCCGCCACCGTGGACCCGACCGCCACCCTCACCGGGTGGCCCACGTTCGCCGTCGAGACGTCGGTGGACCGGGAGCGCACCGTGATCGTCGCCGCCGGGTACACGCCGGCCGGGGCGGTCACGGTCGAGGTGGTCGAGGACCGGCCACACGGCCCGTGGGTCACCGACCGTTTGGTCGAGCTCGTCAACGCGCACCACCCCCTCGGCGTCGTATGGGACGCGGGGGGCCCGGTGGCCGCCCTGCGCCGCGACCTCGACGAGCTCCCCGCCCCGCCCGCCCCGCTCAACACCCGCGACGTCGCCGCCGCCTGCGGGGCGCTGCACGACCGGGTGGTCGCCGGCCGGGACCGGTTCGTGCACCGCGACGACGGCCGGCTCACCACCGCCGTGGCCGCCGCCCGCGAGGTGCGCGCCGGCGGCTCGTGGCTCTGGGATCGCCGCGAGGCCGACGTGCTCCCGCTCCTCGCCGCCGCCCTGGCCGCGTGGGTCCTGGTCGACGGCACCCGCACACCACCCACCATCACCTAGACTCTGATAGGATCGACTGTAACCCGATGTAACCTCAGTTAGTGTTACAGGGCCCGTAGCGGGCGGTTACCGGTCGCCGGCGGTGATCGGTCGTGCGACCGGTTACGCGGACCGCTACGGGCCCTACACCGGCACATGGTGGCCGGTCCGTGGACGGGACCAGCGGGTTACGTCACGCTGGTCTGGCAGTGCCGCTCTTCCCACGGATCCGGAGCCTTCCCGCACCACCGGTACCGCCGGCACCGCCGCCGGTCGACCCGCCCCCGGGCCCGGGGGCGGCGTCGACCACCGTGGATCCGCTCGAGGCGTTCATCGCCCAGGCCGTCCTCGCCCGCATGGAGGGCGAACCCCTCGACGTCATGGGTCTCCCGGTGGTCGTCGCCTGCCGCGGGCTGATCGCCGACACCATCGCCCAGCTCCCCCTCGTGACGCTGCGGGGCCGGCGCCCCCTCCCGGTCCAGCCGATGCTCACCCTGCGCCCGAACCGGCTCGAGTACCGGTGGCTCACGTTCCACCGCCTGGCCAACCAACTCACCCGCTACGGATACGCGTGGTTGCTGGTCACCGACTGGGACGCCGCGGGCCGCCCGACCGCGGTGCGGGTCCTCGACGCCGTCGACGCCGCCGCCACGTTCGACCCCGTCACCGGCGAGCTCGACACCGTGACCCACAACGGGCAGGAGTACGTGCCCGGCCTCGAGGTCATGTGGATCCCGTTCAACGTCGAGCGCCGCGCCAGCCTCGGCGAGTCCCCCCTCGCCGCGTGCCCCCAGGCAGTGCAACTCCTCACCCAGCTCTGGACCATGGCCGGCTCGTTCTGGGAGGCCGGGCACCCCTCGTTGATCGTCCGGGTGAAACACCGCCTCGCCCCCGGCCAGGCCACCGCCATCAAGACCCAGCTCATCACGTCGATGGCCGGCCGCCACGAGCCGGGCGTGGTCGACCAGGACGGCGACATCGTCCCGATGGGTGCCAGCCCGCTCGAGGCGCAGCTCGTCGAGTCGTTCGGCCAGGCCAACGCCGAGATCGCCCGGGCGTTCCGCATGCCGCCCTCCCTCGTGAACGTCGCCTCCGGCGATTCGCTCACGTACTCGACGGTCGAGGGCGAGTTCCGGCGCTGGTTGGCCACCGGCCTCAACCCGTACCTCGGGCGGATCGAGGCCGCGTTCGATGACCTCACCCCGGCCGGGCAACGCACCCGGTTCGACACGACCGAGCTGCTGCGGTCGGACTTCGCGGCGCGGGCCAACGCCTACGCCACCGTGCTGGGCGGCCAGGCCTGGTTGACCGTCGACGAGGTCCGCGACCTCGAGGGCCTCGACCCCATGACCGACCCCGCCCCCGCCCCCACCACCCTCACCGACGCCGTGCCCGGCGCCTGACCAGGAGAAACCCATGTCAGTAACCGCCAGTAACTCAGTGGCCCCACGGAGATCAGTACACGCCCGGGCGGTCGTCGAGGCATCCATCCCTACCGTGCACGCCCGCCGCTCGACCGAGCGGGCCACGGTCGAGGCCGGCTCCCTGTTCGGGCGGCTGGTCCCGTGGGACACCCCCGCCAGCGTGAGCGACGACGGCCGCCGCTCCTACACCGAGTCGTTCGCCCCCGGCGGCCTGCGGGCCGAACCAGGCGCGGTGATCCCGGTGTACGCGGGACACGTGTCGGGCCGGGCCGGGATCCAGCGGGGCCCCCTCGTCGGACGGGTCGACGACCTCGAACACCGCGACGACGGACTGTACGGGCGGGTCACCCTCGCCGACGTCGCCGCCGCCGCCGAGCTGCGGGCCCTGGCCGACATCGTCGGCGCCACGTTCTCCGTCGAGTTCACCGACGACACGCCGCGCTCTGCGAATGTAATTCGCACGGCGGCGACGCTCACCGGCCTGGCCGTGTTGACCGCCCCGCACCGGGGCGCCTACCAGGGCGCCGAGGTGCTCGCCGTGCGGGCCCGCCCCGGCGACCCCGACGACCCCGACGACGACGACCCCGACGACGAGGACGAGGGGGGTGAGGTCCCCGAGGTACCCGGCCCGGCCGAGGGTGGCGGCGCCCCCCTGGCCCGCGCCCGCATCGAGGCCGAGGTGCGCCGGGCCCTGGGCCGCGCCCTCACCCGGCCCCTCGTGCACCCCCTCGCCCGGTTCGACTCCGCCTACGAGTTCTTCGCCGCGGCCCGCGCCGACGGCGACGGCGAGCTCGCCACCCACTTCGCCGAGGCCTACCACGTGCGCGCCCTGGCCGACCAGGTCACCACCAACAACCCCGGCGTGATCCCGCCCGGCTGGTTGAACGAGGTGTTCGGGATTATCGACATGGGCCGCCCGGTCGTCTCGGCCATCGGCACCCGCCCGCTCCCCGCCGCGGGGATGGAGATCGACTGGCCCTACTTCGCCGGGGACCTGCACGCCCTCGTCGGCGAGCAACTCACCCAGAAGACCGAGATCACCTCGGTACGGGTCGACTTGCTGAAGGCCTCGGTCCCGCTGAAGACCTACGCCGGCGGGAGCGATATCTCGTGGCAGTTGATCCGCCGGAGTCAACCGTCCTACCGCGAGGCGTACATCCGGATCATGACCGCCGCCTACGGGGTGGTCACCGACAACGTCGTTTCCGACGCCCTCCCGGCCGTGGCCGGTAGCGGGCACGTCGAGTTCGATTGGACCGCGTCGGACCCGAACGGGACCGCGTTGCGGGGCGCGATTTTCGAGGCGTCGTCCAAGGTGCAGGTGGCGACCGGGCGGCCGGCGTCGGTGGTGCTCGCCGCCTCCGACGTGTTCCTCGCGTTCGGGTCGATGCCGATGCTGGTCCCGTCCACCTACGGCACCCAGAACGTGGCCGGTACCGCGACCGCCTCGACCCTCGACGTGAGCGTGTCCGGGCTGCGGGTGGTGCTCGCCCCCGACTTGCAGGCCGGGACCGCCGTGGTCACCAATTCCATGGCGGCCGCCTGGTTCGAGGACGGCCCTATGGCCGTCTCGGCGCAGGACGTGGCCAAGCTGGGCGAGAACGTCGCCGTGTGGGGCATGGGGGCGTTCGCCGCGCTCATCCCCGCCGGGATCGTCACGATCTCCGACACGATCCCCCTCACCGCCGACCAGGACGAGGGCGCCGACGCGCCGAAGGGCTCGCGGCGTAAGGCGGCATGACCGACCCGGACCTCGCCGCCGCCGTCGCCACCGCCGTGGCCCTCGTCCTCGGCTTCCCGCCCGGGACCGTCCCGCCGCGGGTCACCGACGCGTCGACAGCCAGCGTGTCGGTGACCCGCCGGTACCTCTACGGCGACCAGGACACCGTCCCGCCCACCGAGCTCCCCGACCCGGCCACCGGCCCCGACCTGTTCTCCGGGCTCGTCGCCCTCACCGTCCGCGTCTACCAGGACCCCTCGTCACCGGCCGGGGTCATGAGCTCGGAGGCGTACATCGGCACCCCGATCGCCGAGGACCTCCTCGCCCACGTCCACCACTACCTGAACCCGTACCGCACCGCGTGGGGCATCGCATGAACGACATGACCCGTATGGGCCTCATTCCTGGTAGCAAAACCGGCACGCCGCTCACTTATCTACTGCACGCCACGGACCTACTGAACGGTACTGACCGGTGACCACCGCCGAGCTGCTCGAGGTGATCCGCGACGCCGTCGAGGCCGCCACCGTCACCGTCACCGCCGGGCACGAGGCGCCCGCCGAGGTGACCGGCGTGCCGGCCGTGATCCTGCGCCCCGCCGACCCGTGGCTGGTCGCGTCCCGCCGGGCCGGCACCTGCCCCGAGGTGCGCTGGTCTACGCAGCTCGTGGCCGGCCGCTACGACACCGCGGCATCCCTCGGCCACCTGGCCACCGGGTATTTGGCGGCGCGCACCGAGCTGCACCGGGCCGGCGTGGGGGTGGTGGGTGCGCTCGAGCTCGTCGGGCCCGTCGACTACGGGACCGTCCCCATGCTCGCCGGCTCGTTCGGCATCACCTTGGACTACGACCCCGGAGGACCTTGATGGGGAACTACTTCGACGACGTCACCCTCACCCTCACCGCCCAAGGGGGCGGCACGGCCGAGGACTTCAGCTGCGACATCACCGCCGCCACCCTCACCCCCGACACGCCCGAGGAGATCCGCAAACGACTGTGCGGTCAGAAGACCGTCACCGGCGCCACCACGTGGACCCTCGACCTCGAGCTCGACCAAAACTGGGCCACCGCCACCCCCGGCCCCACCGGCCTGTCGATGTTTCTCAGCGAACACCACGGCGAGCTCGCCGACTTCATCATCCAATGGCCCCTCGAGGCCATCCAAGCAACGGGCACCGTACGGATCAAGACCGGCCCCTTCGGTGGCACGGCCGGCGAGATCGCCGACGGGTCCGTTGAGCTCGGCCTCGACGGCGAACCGACCTTCGGGCCCATCGTCCCCCTCGCCGCCGGCGCCGAGGACCAGGCCGACGAGGACCAGGCCGACGACGACGGGGTGCCGGTGGGTGAGCCCTACGAGGAGGCCTTGACGTGAGGGCGATGTCCCTGGTCTTCCGGTTCGAGGTGGCCATCGACGACCGCAAGATCGATTGCACCAACCGCCCGGGTGACGCCCTGCGCCTGCGGGCCACGCTGGGCGGCGGCGACGTGCTGGACAAGCGCCTCGCCGCCGGCGGCCTCGAGGCGTACGAGACCATGTTCCGGTTCGCGTGGATGGCGCTGCGCCACCACGACGACTACGGCGACCTCACCTACGACGAGTTCGTGGACCGGTGCGAGGCCTGGTCCGTGGGCGACGACGAGGACGGCGCCCTGGGCCCTACCGGCGCGGGTCGATCGAACGAACCGTGATCGAGCTCGCCATCGCCACGAACACCGCGCCCCGCGACTGGTGGGACGAACCCCCCGAGGTCATCGCCACCGCCGCCGCCGTCCTCGCCCGCAACGCGGCCCGAGCCCGGCGAGGGTGACGTGCGGGTCGACGTGCAGGTCGAGGGCCTCACCGAAACCCTGCGCGCCTTCAACCGCTACGGCAAACAGGCCAACAAGGAGCTGCGGCAGGCGGCCGGCGCCGAGGTCGACCGCATCATCCCCGCCCTCACCGCGGCGGGCACCGTCGCCGGCAAACAGGCCGCCATGACCGCGACGAGTGTGCGCCGCCGCTCCGACCGGGTCCCGGTCATCACCGCCGGCGGCACCCGCCGGGTCCAGCCCTCGGGCCGCGGCAAACGCAAGGTGAGCGCCGGCGACGTGTTCTTCGGCGCCGAGTTCGGTGGCGGCGGCCGGCCCACCACCCGCCAGTTCCCGCCCTACCGCGGGCACACCGGCTACTGGTTCTGGCCGACGATCCGCCACCACCTGCCGGAACTGCGCCGCCGCTACATCCGCGCCCTCGACGAGCTCGCCGCCCGCTGGGCGCTGGGAGGGAACGAACGTGGCTGACCGCGACATCGCCGTCAAGTTCACCGGCGACGCCACCGACCTGACCCGGGCGTCGGACAAAGCCGAACGGTCCCTGGCCGACACGTCCAAGTCGATGGGCGGCAGTCTCGCTGGTCTCGCCGGCCCCGCCGGGATCGCCGCGGCCGGGATCGCCGCGGTCGGCTTCGTCGCCTGGGACTTCGCCCAGGCCGCCATGGAGGACGAGGCCGCCGCCGCCCAGCTCGCCCACCAGCTCCGCCAGGCGGCCGGCGCCAGCGACGAGGCCGTCGCCGGCGCCGAGGCCTACATCGCCGCGCTGTCCAAGACCGTCGCCATCGCGGACGACGAGCTGCGCCCCGCGCTGTCGACTCTGGCCACCGCCACCGGTGACACCGACAAGGCACAACGTCTCCTCGCCCTGTCCACCGACATCGCGGCGGGCACCGGCAAGGACCTCGAGACCGTGGCCAACGCCGTGGCCAAGGCGCAGTTGGGTAGCACCGGCGCCCTGTCCAAGCTAGGGATCGCCACCAAGGACGCGGCCGGCGAGACCATGACGCTCGACCAGGTGCTGGCCTCGGCCGAGGAAAAGTTTCGCGGTGCCGGCGAGGCCGCCGCCCAGACCAGCGCCGGGGGCCTGCGCAACGCCCAGATCCAGTTCGGGGAGCTGCAGGAAGCCATCGGCGCCAAGCTGCTCCCCATCCTCGGGGGCCTCGGCGAGATCTTCACCACCAAGGTGATCCCCGCCCTCGAGAGCGTCGTGGCGTGGGTCGAGGCCGAGTGGCCCAAGATCATGGAGCAGATCGGCCCGTCCCTGAACGAGCTGCAGGAGATCACCTCCGAGGTGTTCGCCAACATCGCCGCGTGGTGGGCCGAATGGGGCGACGAGGTCGCCCGCGTCGCCGGCGTGATCTTCGCCTTTTGGATCCAAGAGATGGTCGTGAAACTGCGGATCTTCGTGGCCGTGGTCCGCTTCGTGGTCGACCAGGTCAAGATGTTCTGGGCCGAGTACGGCGACGAGATCACCACCATGGCCGACATCACCGTGCGCGCCCTCACCGCGATGGAAGAGATCGTTACCCGGGTGATGCACGTGATCGGGTTCGTCGTGCGGGCCGTGTCCGCCGCGTTGTCCGGTGACTGGTTCCGGGCCTGGGAGGAGGTCAAGGGGTCGATGGCGGCCGCCCTCGACCACCTCGTGTGGATGCTCGCCGGCCTGAACGGCCGGTTCACCGATGCCCTGCGGGGCCTCACCGACCGGATCGTGGCCCCCTTCCGCGACGCGTTCCGCACCGTCGTCGACCTCTGGAACAACACCATCGGCCGGCTACCGGGGGCCAGCATCGGGGGCCAGGCCGTGTCGTTCGCGGCGCCCACCGCCGGCGCCCTCGGCGCGGTACCGGCCGCCGCCGCCGCCCCGGGCCCCGGCGGGTTCGCGGCCGCGGCGATCACGATCATCATGCCGCCCGGGTCCGACGGCTATGACGTCGCCCGCCAGGCCTCGACGTTCAGTCGTAACGTCGCCCAGATCAACAACCTCACCATCGCGGTGCGTTGACCCATGGGGATCGCCTGGCCGACGATCCCCCCGCCCGGGGCCGGCACCGCGCTCGGCGCCGACCTCGTGCACATCACCCTCGCCCTACCGACCGCCGGTGACGTGTGGGATTCGGCCCGCTGGGATACCGCTACCTGGGATGCGCTCGACTATGACAATTTCGTCGACGCCTCCTGCGACGCCCACGGCGTGGCCATCGACCGGGGCCGCTCGGACCCCCTCGGCCACATCCAGCCCGCCCGGTGCCGGTTCACCCTCGACGACCCGACCGGCCTCTATTCGCCGTGGAACACCGTCGACCTCGGCGGCAACGACCTGCTCGCCCCCGTCCTCGGCCCCGACACCCCCGTGCGCGTCGCCACCCACGCCGGCCCGTTGTTCACCGGGTGGGTGCGTTCGAGCACCGAGACCGACGACGACGCCGACGCCGCCGTCGCCGTCGACTGCACCGACGCCCTGTCATTCCTCGGCGACGCCAACGGCTACGAGCAGGCATCCCAGGGCGCCGGCGAGACCGCCGGGCCCCGCCTCGGTCGGATCATGAACGCCGCCCAGGTCCCCGCCCTCGTCGACCGCGCTCTGAGCGCCGGCGTCACGCCGTTGCAGGCCACCACCCTGGCCAAGGGCGCCCTCGAGGAGGCGTGGCTGGTCGCCGACAGCGACGGCGGCGTGTTCTGGGCCACCCCCGCCGGCGTCCTGCGCTACGTGGACCCGGTCGGGCTCGAGGCACCCGAGTTCACCGAACCCGCCGCCCACTTCACCGACGACCTCAACGAGGCCGCCGGCACCCTGTGCCCCGTGTCGTTCACCGTGGCCAACACCCGCGACAACGTGAAGAACGTCGTGGCCGTCGCGTTCGCCGGCGGCACTGCCGTCAGCGTGGCCGACTCGGCCAGCGTGGCCCGCCACGGGGCCCGCACCACCCAGCGGTTCGACCTCATCCACCAGGACGCGGGGCACTCGGCCCGGATCGCCCAGTCGATGCTGGCCCGCCTGGCCGGCGCCGACCTCACCCTGTCACCCATCGAGGGAGTACCGACCGACGATCCCGACTGGTTCGCCACCGCGCACGCCCTCGACATCGGGCACCGGGTCGAGGTCTCCCGCACCCGGTGGGGCCAGCAACTGCACGCCCTCGGCACCATCGACGCCATCACCCACACGATCACCCTCGACGGATGGACCATGACCGTCCGGTGTTCCCCGGGCACCCAAGTCAAGGGCTACAGCCACTGGGATACCGCCCGCTGGGACGTCGACTACTGGGACAGGAGACCCTGACATGCCGTTCGTGCCGCCCCCCTCGTCAGGTCAGATCATCGCGTCGAGCTGGGGCGCGGCCGTCGCCAACCAGGTCGTCCAGCGGTACACCACCGCCGCGCAACGCACCTCCCAGCTCACCGCCCCGGTGGTCAACCAGCTGACGACGCGCGACGACGCCCCGGGTGTGCTCGAGCGGTGGTCGGGCACGGCGTGGGTGCCGATCTCACCCGGGGCCGAGCTGTTTTACGCCGAGATCACCGCCAACAAGACCATCAACGCGACCAATGTGGCGTTCCCCGACATCGTCGTCGAGGGGGTGGCCACCACCTACGACGGGTCCCCGGTCATCGCCGAGTTCTACACCGCGTTCGCGTCGTCCCCCAACGTGTCGAGCGGTGCCGTGATCATCAACCTCTACGACGCCGCCACCGACCTCGGCTACATCGGGTACCTGCGGGGCGCCCCGGTGACCGGTACCCCGAACATCGGGGCCCCCATCTACGCCCGCCGCCGCCTGGTCCCCTCGGCCGGGTCGCACACGTACCGGGCCGGCGCGTGGGTGACGCCGTCGGGACCCGGCGGTATCAACGCGGGCACCGGTACCGGCGGGTTCGCGCCGTGCTATCTGCGGATCACCAAGGCGTGAGATGGACGCGGCGGCCGCCGTCGCCGTCATCGCCGCCGCCGTGGCCCTTGTCGCCCTGGCCGCGGTGGCCGGCAACCGGGCCGGGGGATTGCACCTGTCCGTACGGTTGTGGTGGAACCGCACCGGCGGACCGGACCCCCACGGAGATACTGACCCCCACGGAGATACTGGAGTCGACTGATGAGGGAGCTCACGTTCTTCCCGCTCCTCGAGCGGTACCCGAAGACCAGCGGCTACGGCTACCGGATCGACCCGATCACCGGGGCGGCGACCAAGTTCCACCGGGGCGTGGACTACGGCGCCCCCTCCGGTGCCCCCGTCGTCGCCCCCTTCGACGGGCAGGTCACGACCGGCTATGAGGCCGGCGGTGCCGGCAACTGGTTGTGGGTGGTCAACGGTGGCGACATGTTCAAGTCGTTCCACCACGCCTCGCACGCGGTGTACTCGGGGTGGGTGCAGGCCGGAACGACCGTGGCTTACATCGACTCGACCGGCTCGTCGACGGGCTCGCACGCCCACCTCGAGCTGTGGGAACACGGCGTCAACATTGACCCGACCGGCTACTTGGATCGGGCCCCGCTACTAGGAGACGACAACATGACCGAGGACGATTGGGCCCGGCTCGAACAGATCGTGGACGCCTCGATTAACGAGGCCATGAAGCTGTCCTACACCGGCGCCCGCGCCCTGGCGACCGACGGCGAACCGGGCGTGTTCTACATCCTCGACACGCCGGCCGGGCCGGCGCGCTGGCACATCCCGAACCCGGACATGGTGCGCATGTTGCAGTGGGTCGACCACCTCGCCGGCGTCGGCGACGGCGCCACCCGCAAGATCACCGACCCCGCCATGCGCGAGCAGTTCCTCAACCTTCCCGTCGTGTGAGCCCGTCGAGGGCCCGCCCGAGCAGTACCTGGTAGGCCTGGGGGGCGGCGAGCTCGAGCATCCCGCATACCCACGCCAGCGCCCAGGCGTCGAGGGCCGGCCGGCCCGCTTCCGGATCCCAGTCCGCGGCCAGGGCCAGGACGACGATGCGCAGGTCATCCTCGTTCACTGCACCTCCAGTACGTACTGTAGGGTACGGAGATACTGACCCCTACTGTAGTGGAGGTGTGCCCGTGGCGCCTGTGATCACTGTCGGCAACGTCAAGGGCGGGGTGGCAAAGACCACCACCGCCGTGCAACTCGCCCTGCACCTGTCCACGTGGGTGGGCCGCGTGCTCCTCATCGACGCCGACCCCGGCCGCTCCGCCCTGTCCTGGGCCACCCGGGCCGACGCCTGGCCGCACGGCACCGTGCCCGTGATCGCCCACCACCACCCCGACCTGCCCCGCCGCCTGCCCGGCCTGGCCCGCGGGTTCGACGCCGTCGTGATCGACACGCCGCATGACCCGACCGGCGGCGGCCGGGTCGGGCCCACCCTGGCCGCGGCCATCGCCGTGGCCGACCTGTTCGTGATCCCCACACCGCCCGCCCCCGCCGACCTCGACCGCCTCGACGACCTCCTCGCCGCCGTCGAGGCCGAGGAGAACCGCCGCGACCTCGACTGGGCCATCGCCATCACCCGGGTGGACCTGCGCCGCCGGGTCGTGCTCGACGAGGTCGCCGACGTCCTCGACCAGCGGGGCCTGCCAATGTTCGCCGGCGCCGCGGTGCCCGAGCGGGCCGCCGTCGAGGACGCCTTCGGCACCGACCGGCGCCTCGTCGAGTACTTCGCCCTGGCCGCCCTCGTCGCCGACCGCCTGGCCCTCAAGGCGGTGGCGTGATGGCCCGGCGTCGTACGACCGCCGGCGAGGCTCTCGCCCGCCCCGCCATGGACATCCCAGCCGAGACGAAGGCGACCGTGCGGATCACCGTGGACCTGCCCCGCGACGCCCACCGCACGCTGCGCGGGTGGGCCCTCGATGCCACCCTCGACGCCTCGGTCCTGGTGCAGGGCTTGCTCGCCCTGGCCGAGGCCGACCCAGCGCTGCGCGTTCGGGCCGATGTCGCCGCCCGCAAGATCGTCCGCGACCGCATGATCGCCGCTGCGGAGGCTCGCCGTTGATCCCGCCCAAGGCCATCGAGGAGGGCCTCTGCGCCGATGGGATCGTACTGAGGCTCTACGACATCGTGGAAGGCATGCTGGTGCGCGAGCACCTCATCGCGCCGGCCGAACCCATCGCGGTCACCGACGGACCGCAGAGCCTGGCCCGGTCGATGGTCATGGCCACGGTGCCCGGCCGCGTCCTGGCCGCGTACGACGGTGACACCGGCGAACTGCTGTTCTTCGGCGGGGCCGCGGACGGGCCCCGCACCATGAACTAGCTCGGTCGGGGGCCCGGGCTGGCCCGTCACGGTCTACTGGCGGGAAGCCCGCTCGGCGCCGCTCATCGGGCCCCCGACCGCGCTCCTTACATAATCAGGATTATGGGCGGCCCGCGTGTGCGCCTCACCACCGCCAGACGGGTGAATTTACCGGCCATTCCTGAACGGCACGTAACCCGCGCCTAGGGTCCATCCCCAATCACCAGGACCGATCCACGCGACGAGGCCGCCCAGGTAACGGGCGGCCTCGGTACTCGCGTGCGAACCACCAGACCAATGAGAGGTACGCGGCGTGCACCCTACGGCAGACCAGCCTCAGAATGCGACATCCCCGGCGGGAACGTCGGTCACCCAGCTCGAGCTGACCGAGGGCGGGGGGAACCACACCTCCGTGCAACAACGGATGCGCGCCGTCATGGCCCAGGTGCACGCGCTCCCCCGCTACCAGCCGCGCCACCACGTCGTGATGTGGTGGCTCATGTCGTACGCGAACCGCGACGGCATCGCCCGCATTTCGCTCAAGCGCCTGGCGCGCGACCTCGGCCGCGACCACTCGCGGGTGTGCCGCGAGGTCCGCGAACTGGCCGAACATGGGTTCGTGGAGGGTCGGCCGAGCACCGTCCAACCCAACCGCCGCGAGTACTTCATGCCGGGCATGGTCGCCCCCATCCGCGCGGTGTAGGGGGTGGACCTGGGGGACCACCCCAGGGGTGGACCTGGGGGACCACCCAGGGGTGGACCTGGGGGACCACCCCAAAAGCGAGACAAAAGCAGAGAGGGGGAACGGCGAGGCCACCTCGCTCGCGAGCTCGCTCGGGAGGCGACGGCGGCTCTGGAGCCGCCGCCGTCGCCATCGTGTTCCTGTCGGAACGCGTGTTCGTCCACGCGAGCGCGTTCGGAAAACCCGGCGCGCGCGCGGGTGTCGACCGCCACCGAACGCGTGTGCTGGCCCGAGGGCGGTCAGTAACCTTCAGGCGTGGACGATCAGTTGCACCTGTTCCCGCCGCCGGCCGAACCCATCGCCTACGCCCGCGCCCGGATCCGTGCCGCCCAGGAACGGTCCCTCACGGCGAAGCCGGGGCCATGGTCCCCGCCTGGCCCTCGTCCCGAACGTACGCTCGAACCCATGCCCAGGGGAGCCCTCGTGCAACCAGCACCAGCGCACGGAACCCGCGCCCGCTACAACGGACACGCCTCCCGGGCGGGGTGCCGGTGCGCGGCGTGCTGCAAGGCGAACACCGAGTACATCCGCGCCTACCGCCGCGGCCGGGTCGACCAGGCCATCGCCCGTCTCGACCCGCACATCGGCGGCCGCATCGTCGACACGGCACCCCTCGAGCGGTACGGGACATGACCCATGGGCCTGGTGATGGGGTTTCACACCGTGAGCCTGCGTTGCCCGGACTGCAAGACCGTCGTGCCGATCGAGATGGAGATGCGTACCGTCCGCACCCACGTATCCGACGCTGAAGCGACCACGCTCAAGCTGAAGGTCGCGGCCAAGGCCGTCGACCATCGATGCAACGAACCGACACTGTTCGACGGAGTCGACCGGTGACCACCGCCGTCGAGGGCCTCGGCCGGTGCCCCGGTACCGGGATGCCCCCGGTGAACGGGGTGTGCCCGGTGTGCGGGCACTGGGCGACGATCTCCCGCGAAATGCCCCCGCACGGCGAGACGGTCGCCGAGGACGGCGCCCGGGTGCGATGGATGAGGGTCGAACCGTGACCGCCAGGGCGCCGGAGAACGTTCGGATCCGGCGGGTCGATGGGTCGACCGTCGCCCTCGAGCTGCGCTACGAGGGGTTCGTCGACGGCGCACACCAGTGGGCGCCGACCACGCCCGTGATCATCGGCCAGGGCGACAGGGTCCTTATCGACCTCATGCCACCGCACACCACCATCGTGCTGGTCGCCGGGTGAGACCGTATGACGAGGCCGCCCACCGTGAGCTGTCCGCGCGGCTCAAGGTCGAGGTGGTCGGGTGCTGGCGGTGTCCGTCGAGGGCGACCACGGTCGACCACGTGCCGGCGCTGGCCCGCCATCACCATCGGGCCGGGGCCCGGTGCTGCGAGCTGCGACCGGCATGCGCCCGGTGCAACTACTCCACCGGGTCCCGCCTGGCCCGCCGTGCCCGCCGCCCCGCCCCCACCTCGAGGGCGTGGTGATGGAGCGGGATCCCGATCCGGTCGCGGCGATGGTGATCATCGTGGCCGTGGCCCTGGTCCTATGGGTGCTGATCGCCGTGGTCAGGGTGGTGTGAGGGGGTGAAGGGGGTGGATCACGGGTCATTCCCTCGATCGGGTGGTGATAGTTATTGGGCGGTAGTGGGTGCTAGTGGCCCGCGGTTTTTGGGGGTGGGCGTTTCGACCGCCGCCTCCGTCGATTTTCTCTCTCCGGGTTCACACGAACACCCGTTCAAGCGGTTACAGACGTGGCGGTGACGCAGGCGAAACTGCCCGGGATCGGCCGGCATCGGCGCCGAATCGGCCGAGTTCGCCGTGGACTCGACGAAACGCTCCGAGCCCTGCGCCAACTCGGTCGGATCGAACCGGTCGACGCCGCGCTTCTCGCCCTGGCCCGGGTGGCGGCCGACGAGCTCGACGACGCGTGCGCCGACGACGATGAATCCCGCTACACCCGGGCGACGCTCATCGCCCGGTACGCCGCGGTACTGGACAGGCTGACCATCGATGACCTCGACGACCTCGGCCCCACCCTCGACGAGCTGCTCGCCGAGATGGACAACCCGCCGCCGCCCTGAACGCCCCACC